TTAAGCTCGCCAGATGGCCGGGGCGCATCAGGAACTCGACGATCTTGTCGCTGCTGTGGCCTTCGGCGCGCATTTTGGCAACGGCCTTTTCTGCGGCTAACCTGAAGAAGTATTCGACGTTGGCGGTGATCATTTTTCGGTTCCTCTGGTGATTAGTTACGACGCTTGCAGTATGTAGCATCTGCTATATAGTGTCAATGACCGTTCGCCGGCCGGATTCCGCGAATCAAACATACATTTAGGATTAGAGACTGAATGGCCGGTATCGGCGCTCCGCTGGGCAATAACTACGCGACCAAGGCGAAACCTTGGGCCGACGCCATCAAGCGCGCACTGGCGCGTCGGGAACAGACCGGCAGCGGTGCCGACCTGAATGCGCTGGCCGACAAGCTGCTCGATAGCGCTGCTGAAGGCGATCTGACTGCGCTCAAGGAATTGGGCGATCGGCTGGACGGCAAGCCCGCGCAATCCATCGGCGGCGATCCTGACGGCGTGCCGGTATCCATGTCCGTGCATTGGACCAAGCCCGGCGAGTGATCGACGTAGAAATACCCTACGCGCCGCGCCCGCTTCAGATTGCCATACACGACCAGCTAGACGCCCATCGCTTTGGTGTTGTGGTCTGCCATCGGCGCTTCGGCAAGACGGTCCTCGCGGTCAATCATCTGCTGAAAGGCGCGCTCACCTGTACCCGTGAGCGGCCGCGCTTCGCCTACATCGCGCCGACGTACCGGCAGGCGAAAACGGTAGCCTGGGATTACGCCAAGCACTACGCGCGGCCCATGCCCGGCACGCAGTTCAACGAAGCCGAGCTCAGGGTCGATCTGCCGAACACGGGGCAAGTGAGGCTCTTCGGCGCCGACAATCCCGATGCATTACGCGGCATTTATCTTGACGGCGTGGTGCTCGACGAGTTCGGCCTGATGCAGGGCAAGGTATGGACGGAAGTCCTAAGACCGGCCCTGTCCGACCGCATGGGCTGGGCGATGTTCATCGGCACGCCCAATGGCAAGAACGCGTTTTGGGAGTTGCGCGACTACGCCGCCACCAATCCCGACTGGTTCCTGGCCGAGTACAAGGCCAGCCAGACGGGAATTATTCCACAGAAGGAATTGGACAGCGCGCGCCAGTCTATGTCCGAGGACGAGTACGCGCAGGAATACGAGTGCAGCTTCGAGGCGAGTGTCAGGGGCGCGATCTTTACCCGCGAGTTCGCGTATCTACGCTCCGAAGGTCGGATTAAGTCCGTGGCGTGGGAGCCATCCATTCCCGTGCATACCGCGTGGGATTTGGGCATGGGCGACTCGACGGCGATCTGGTTCGTGCAGATGACCAACAACGAGGCCCGCTGCATCGACTATTACGAGGCGTCCGGCGAGGCCCTCGGCCATTACGTCAACGTGCTCAACGCCAAGCCGTACACGTGGGGAAGACACACGCTTCCGCACGACGCCGAGGTCCGCGAGTTGGGATCGGGTCGCAGCCGCGTCGAGATATTGCAAAGCCTCGGCGTGCGCGTCGATATTTGCAAGCCGATGAAGCTCGACGACGGCATCGAGGCCGCGCGCCTGTTTCTCAAGCGCTGCTGGTTCGATCAAGTCAAGTGCAAGCAAGGAATCGAAGCCTTGCAGAACTACCGGCGCGAGGAAAACACGCGCACGGGTGAATTGCGATCGGAGCCCGTCCACGACTGGGCGAGCCATGGCGCGGATGCATTTCGCTATGCGGCCATCGCCATGAAAGAACGTGCCCCTGTGAAACCTATCGTCTATCCAAACCAAGGAATCGTCTGACTTGCCCAAGCTAACCGACTCGGAACTCATCGCCGCGATCGAGTCAGAGGAGGCTATTTCGCTCGGCGAAAAATCGAGTGAGTTGCAGAAGGAGCGCGCCACCGCCTTGGACCGTTATCGCGGGGCGCCGATGGGCAATGAAATAGAAGGCCGTTCACAGATCGTCGATAAGTCGGTGCTCGACACCATCGAATGGATCATGCCGAGCCTGATCCGCATCTATCTGGGCGGCGATGACATCGGCAAGTTCGAGCCCAGGGGCCCGCAGGACGAAGCCGCGGCGGAAGTCGAGACCGATGTCTGCAATTGGTATCTGGAAGCGAAGAACGACCTCTTCAGCCAGATCAACGCAACCTTAAGAGACGCGTTGCTGCTGAAGAACGGCTACATCGTCGGCTATTGGCAGTCCCGCTACGACACGATGGTGGAGACCTACAAGGGCTTGAGCGACGAAGAAGCCGCCATGCTCATGCAGGACGATGAAGTCGAGATCGTCGAGCACAGCGAATACCCCGATCCGTCGCCGCCGATGATGGACTATGCGGCGCCTCCTGTCCCCCTTCCGGGAGTCGCGCCCAGCCAAGCGCCTATGTCGATGATGGGCGCGCCGGGCGTCTCGCCGCAGCCTTCCCAGCCTCCAATGCTGCACGACGTGCGTGTCGAGAAGAAGACGTGCGAGGAATACGTCGCGGTGGAGTCGATCCCGCCCGACGAGATGATCGTCAGCCGCAATCACCGCTGGACAAGTCTGTTGGACGCCGACTTTGTGCAGTGGCGCCGCCGCGTCTCGATCGGCCAGCTTCGGTCGGAAGGCTTCGACATTCCCGATGATGTCGCCACCGGCGTCAACGATATCAGTCAGGAGGCGATCGAGCGACAGCGCTTCCAGGAAACGAGCCTCGAAGAGGATTCGACGCCAGATCCTGCGCGGCGCGTGGTCACGTTCAAGGACACCTACATCCGCATCGACTTGCGCAACACCGGCAAGCCGCAGCTGTGGCGGGTGTGCATCATCCACGGCTACGCGACGGTGATCCTGAAGGAGCAGGCGGACATCATCCCGTTCGCCGCCTTTAGCCCGATCATCTACCCGCACAGCCATATCGGGGTGTCGGTCTACGACCTGATCGACGACATCGGCGTCGTCAAGACGATGCTGATGCGGCAACTGATCGACGGCCTGTTCCTGCAACACTCGGGACGCGTCGCGATCGATGTATCGAAGGTGACATTGGAGGACTTGTTGGTCAGCCGGCCGGGACAGATTGTCCGCGTCGAAGGCGATCCGCAGGCGGCGATCTTCCCGATTGTTACCCCCGATGCGGGGCAGACCATCCTGGGCGCTCTGGAATATATGGCGACGGTCAACGAGCAGCGGACCGGGGTTACGACACAGGGCTTCTCCGCCGGCCTGGACGCGAACACGCTCAACAAGACCGCCACTGGCGTGCAGGCGATGCAGTCGGCAGCTAATCAGCGCATCGAACTCATTGCCCGCACGCTGGCCAGCGGCTTCAAGGACCTGTTCCTGATCGTTCATGCCTTGGCGCTGAAGCACAGCACCAAGCCGCTTCAGATCAAACTTAAGGGCAACTGGACGCCGGTCAACCCGCGCGAATGGACCAAGCGCACTGACTTCAGCATCAGCGTCGGTCTTGGAACCGGAACACCGGAGGCGCAATTAGGCAAGCTGCAAGCGCTGTCGCAGGTGATGCAGATAGCAATGGGCATGGGACTTGCGGGCCCCGAGGAAATGTTCAATTTCATTTCCGAGATATTCAAGTCCGCCGGTTACAAGTTCGCGGACAAATTCATCCATGAGCCGCCGAAGGGACCGGACGGCAAGCCGATTCCCCCGCCGCAGCAACCGAATCCGATTGTGCAGGCCGAGCAGATCAAGGCGCAGGCGAGCATGCAGTCGGCGCAGATGAAGGTGCAATCCGACGCCCAGATCGCGCAGGTCAAGAGCCAGTCCGATGCGCAGTTGGCGCAGGTGAAGGCGCAGGCCGACGCACAGACCGAACAGGCCCGCGCCCAAGCCGACATGCAGGTGCAGCAGAACAAGATCGCCACGAATGCCGAACTCGATCTCGCCAAGGCAAAGATGCAACTGGAGCTCGACAACATACGTCACGACCGCGAGCAGCAGACGCAGATTCAGATCGCGCATATTAAGGCCGCGTCCGCCATCGAAGTAGCCCGCATCACCAAGGCCTACGACGATGGACAGGAAGCCGAAGCGAAGGAATCAGCCGGGGAATCAGCCGGTGAATGAAGAGCGGCGCGGCGAAGAGGCCCGCGCGGTCCTGGAAAACGGCATTTACAAGGAAGCGTATCAGGCCATCCGCGAGCGGATTCTGACGCAACTGGAAATGGCCGATCTTCCCACCGATAAACGCGGCCGATTGAACGACTTGCTGATCGCCATCGGCATGGCGCGCAAGTACATGGAAAACGTGCTCGCCTCGGGAACGATGGCGGCGATGGAAATAGAACGCCAGCGGACGCTTAAAGAGCGGATTCTGCGGCGCGCGTAATTCCCCGAGAAGGGGCCAACACAGGAACGTCGTGAGACGTACCGCAACAATTGAGGTAGGAAATGCCAGAGCAGACCACCCCGGCAACGGGAGTCGAGCAGGCGGCGCCGGATGTCCAGACGCGCATGCAGAACTTTCTGACGCAATTCGATACGGATCAAGCGGAAGAAGTCGAGCAGAAGTCGGAACCGGAACAGGCCCAAGCAGCAGAACAGCCACAAGACCCAGCCACGGATGAACTGACGCCGGACGATCTAGAGTCCGACGCTCCTTCCGAGCAGTCAGCGGTTGAGGCGTTCGAGATCGTCCACAACGGGCAACAGAAGAAGCTGACCCGCGAGGAAACGATCCGACTCGCGCAACAGGGGTTCGACTATACGCAGAAGACGCAGGCCCTTGCCGAAACACAGCGGCAGGTGCAGGAGCGTGTGCGCATGGTGCAGGAAATGGAGCAAGTGCAGCCTTTGCTTGCCCAGGACCTCGCCCTCGTCACGGCCGCAGAAGCGCAGCTCAAGCAGTACCAAAACGTCGATTGGGTAAAGCTCGCCACGGACGATCCGCAAGGTTATCCGCGGTGGCGCGCGCAGTACGACGTGATCGTGAACAACTACCAGCAGGCAGTCGGGCAGTTCCAGCAGAAACGCCAGTACGTCGCACAGCGTCAACAGGCCCTCACTGAGCAAACCACTCAGCAAGAGGCGGTGAAACTGCGCGAGCGTATCCCGGCGTTTCGGGATCAGGCGGTGTTCGAGAAAGCAGCCAGAGACATCAGGGAATATCTGGTGACCTCGGGCGTCCCCGAACAGGCCGTTGACCGCATGAACGACTCGTTCTCGGTAGCCATCGCGTACAAGGCGATGCAATACGATCGGCTGCAAAAGGCCAAAAGCGAAAAAGTCAAACAACTGAGAACGGCACCCCCGGTAACACGTCCGGGTGCGGCGCAGGGCGATTCGGCACAGGCCGACAAGTCCCAGGCGCTCACCCAACGCCTCCGCAAGACCGGAGACGTGAGGGACGCGGCGGCGCTACTACTCAACCGCATGAAATAACGCCGTGAGGCGTCAAGGAGCGTGCAATGGGCACCCCAACAGGTGTGTTTCAGGTCTACAACCAGGTCGGCGTTCGCGAAGACCTGGAAGACATCATCTACAACATCAGCCCGATGGAGACGTACTTCTTCACCAACGCGGGCCGCAAGACCGCGAAAACGGTCCTGCATGAATGGCAGACGGATCACCTCGACACGCCGTCATCCACCAACAAGTACACGGAAGGCGACGACTTCTCGGCGCAGGTCATCAATCCGACGAGCCGGCTGAAGAACTACGCGCAGATCGCGCGCAAGGACTTCGTAATCACGCGCACCGCGAACAAGGTCAACACCGCCGGGCGCAAGGAAGAGCTGGCCTACCAGACGGTGATGAAGGGCAAGAGCATCAAGCGCGACATCGAGAGCCATCTGCTGTCGAAGGAAGTGGCCTCGGCCGGTACCTCGGCCAGCCCGCGTTCGGCTGCTGCTGTTGAGACGTGGATTTACACGGTCAACGACGTAGCGGCGGCTGGAGTCACGACCAACACGACGCCCGCCCCGGTTTCGGGACTGGCATCGACGGCGGGTACGGACGGCACGGCTACGGCGTTCATCGAATCCGATCTGAAGAACGCGCTGTTGCAGGCGTGGAGTCAGGGCGGCGAGACGGACGTGATCCTGCTATCGCCGACGCTGAAGAACAAGTCGGACGCCTTTACGGGTCAGGCGACGCGCTTCCGCAACGTGGCGGCGGGGGATCAGGCGGCGATCGTGGGCGCGGCGGACATCTACGTCTCGTCCTATGGCTCGCACAAGATTCAACTGTCGCGCTACATGCGGGCCTCGGCCGTTCTCTGCCTGGATATGTCCACCTGGGCGGTGGCTTGGCTAGACCCGATCCACATGGAGAACATCGCCAAGTCCGGCGACAGCGAGAAGCGCATGCTGGTCGGGGAGTACACGCTGGTGGCGACCACGCCGACGGCGAATACCAAGCTGACCAACGTCAACTAGCAACCACTCGGCCGGCGGGGAGCAATCCTCGCCGGTTTTCGCTTGAAAGAGATCGACTACGACCCGTTTACCGGGCTCACCACGACGTTCGAGTACGACCACGCGAGCGATCAGACCTACATCGGCTATCACCAGGACGCTTCCGCGATTCTGGAAGCCAACCGCTTGGATCGGCTCGACGAAGAGGCGCACCGCCGCGGCGCCAAGGAAGAATGGGCGCGCTATGCCCGCGTGCCGGTCATCGTGCAGATGGAATGGCTCACCAAATACGGCGTCAATTTCGCCAATCCCGACCATAAGAAGGGCTGGATGAAGCTGCTCAACAGTCCCGACTACGCCTATTGCAAGACCACCTCGTATCACCATGATCGATAGCAGGATCAAGCAATGCTTCAATTGGGTGGAACGCGAGGAATACACCAAGGCATGGCCGCAAGTCGCGGAAATGCTCAACGATCACCCCGATCAGCCGCAACTGCTGTATCTGGCCGGCTGCATCATGCGCCAGATGGGGCACGTCGGCATCGCCCTGCAACTGTTTCGCAGAGCATTGGCGCGCGAGCGGAAGATTCCCAATATCTGGATGCACTTCGGCTCTTGTTTGCACGACACGCATCAGTATGACGATGCCCGCGAAGCCTTCCTGCACGTCCACAAGACGCTGCCGCAGGATGCGCAGCCGCCGGCCAATATTGCCGCGGGCTATGTCCAGCAAGGAAAGGCGCGCGAGGCCGTTGAGTGGGCGGACAAGGCGCTGGCTCTCGCTGATGCGAATCCTATCGCGCGAATTGCGCGCGCTTTCGGCAATCTGTCACTAGGCCGCTGGGCCGAGGGCTGGAAGGATTCGGCTTACCTGTACGGCGACAAGCTGACCATCCGCGTTTACAACCCGCCCGAGCGGGAGGAGCCGACCTGGGATGGGAGCAAGGGCCAGACCGTCGTCGTGCAGGCCGATCAGGGCTTGGGCGACATGATTATGTTCGCGCAATGTCTCCCCGAACTCGTCCGCGACTGCAAGAAGGTCATCGTCGAGACGAATACGAGACTGGCGCCCCTGTTCCGCCGGAATTGGCCAGCAATCGACGTATACGACACGCTGGACACGAAGGGCGGTCTCACGTGGCCGCGCAAGTATCAGATCGACGCGCATGTGCATATCTCGTGGCTTGGGACCTACTACCGCAAGATCGACGCCGACTTTCCGCGCGTTCCGTACATCACGGCGGACCCGGAGAAGGCGCAGAAGTGGCGCGCGTGGTTGGAGCAATTCCCGAAGCCATGGATTGGCGTCGCCTGGCGCGGCGGCATTCCGCGCACCAATCACCTTGCGCGTTCGATCAAGCTCGAAGAACTAGCCCCCGTGTTCAAGCGGGGCGGCTCGTTCATCAATCTGGCCTATCAGGATGTGGGACTGGAGATCGCGCGCTGGAACATCGATAACCGCGAGCAGGTTCACGTTCCGAATCTGGACAACGACGGCGACTACGACGAGACCGTCGCGCTGATTTCCGAACTGGATCACGTCGTCACCGTGACCACGACCGTGGCCCATGTCTGCGGCGCGCTCGGCAAGAAAGCCTCGGTGCTGGTCAATGCGCAACCGGCGTGGCGCTACGGATACGATAACGATGGCATCGTCTGGTACCCGCGCGACTCCGTGAAGCTGTACCGGCAGGCCAAGGGCGAGAAGGACTGGCAGCACGCCATCGCGCGACTTGCCAGAGACTACGGCGCGTTCGTGGTGCCGCTGGCAGAGGCGGCGTGAAGTGGGAGATATGGGACGCCATCGAGTTAAAGCTGCGCGAATCAGGAATCAAGGTCTTCGCCGGGCTCACTGACCCGGAATTGAAGCGCTACGTCCTGGAAGGGCTTGATTTCCTGTATCTCGACAACGCGTATTTCAAGCGCGGGTCGAGGTCGACCAATTTCCGCCTGATCCGCCGCGGATTTCACCTTACCCGCCTGCTGGAACGGCCTACTGACCGCTTCGAGAAGTGGAACGTGAGCGTTGCGCCGTGGCGCAAGAGCGGGCTGGACGTGGTCGTGATCCCGCCGTCGCGCTATCACGTGGATATTTTCGGAGCCGACGCATGGCTGGATCAGACCTTGGCAACGCTGAAGCAGGTGACCGAGCGGCCGGTGCGCGTGAAGCGGGACAAGAACCTGCCCCTGGCCGAATACCTGCGCGAGTCCTGGGCGGTGGTGACCTATGGCTCTGCCGCGGGTGTGGAAGCTGCACGGATGGGCGTGCCCGTGTTTGCGGGGCCGATCTGTCCGAGCTTGCCTATATCAGCGGGCAGTGTTGAGCAAATCGAGACGCCCGAATACAAGGAGCGGGGGCCATGGCTTGCCTCCCTCACGTATGCGAATTGGGCGCTCCCCGAATTGGACCGTCTTAACTTGAAAGACTACTGCTACTCATGCGCGTCGTAACCACGTGCAACAAGACCGGCTTGGAACTCTACGGCCATCGCTGGCTCAAGGGCATGGCCAACTGGCCCGCAGGCGCCGAGTTCCACTGGTACACCGAAGGCTACGAGGCGCCGAAGGGCGTTATCGCCACCGACTTCGCGGAACTGCCTGCGTTCACGCAATGGAAGCTGAAGCACGCCGGCTATGAGCCTCCGAGTTGGCAATGGAATGTGGTCGGCTACGCGCACAAGGTCTTTGCGGCAGCGGATGCCTTGTACGACTACGACGGTATCGGCGTGTGGTTGGACGCGGATGTCGTAACTTACAAGAAGATACCGGAAGCGCTCATGGCAACGCTCTTAGACGGCCACTATCTGGCGCGTTTCGAGCGAACGGGGATGTATACCGAAACCGGCATGTGGATCGTGGACTGTAGACACCCGGAGCATCGGAACTTCCTCGACGCGTGGCGGAATGTCTACTTTTCCGAGCGCTACAAGGTCCTTCCGCAGTGGCACGACTGCATGACGATGGATGCCACCGTTCGGACGTTTTTGTCCGATGGCAGGATCACGACGACGAATCTGTCCGGGGAACATTGCAAAGCTCCCCATCCGATGGCGGTGACGGAGATCGGCAAATATCTGGATCACTGCAAGGGGCCCAGGAAGATCAAGGGCCGATCGCCGGAAAACAAGTTTCGCAAAGGAGGCAAGTGACGATGAATGACCCGTATGCGCCGTTCTCTGATTCGCTGCATTTTCTGATTGAGTACTGCAAGGCGCGCGTTGCGAGAGGCGATACAGACGCCGCCGACGCGCTCAATATGTGGGACAAGTATCGCCCTGGCCCGCTCGTCCCGGCGCCCAAAATCAATTGGGACGAGAGCAGACGTCAATACGTCTGGTAAGCCGGCATGATTCCCCTCTCAACCGATACCTGGGGAGCAGAAGAAAAAGCGGCGATATTGGAAGTGATGCAGTCGGGCCGCTACACGATGGGACCGCGAACGGAAGCGTTCGAGGCCGCTTACGCCGCGTATTGCGGGACGAAATATTGCGTCGCGGTGAATTCGGGATCGTCGGCCAATCTCTTGATGACCGCCGCCTACACGCTGCGCCACGGCAAGGGCCGCGTGGTCGTTCCCGCGGTCGGCTGGTCAACTTCTTACAGTCCATTCCAGCAATACGGCTGGACGCTGATCTTCGTCGATATCGATCGAGAAACGCTCAACTACGACGTTGCGGCGCTGCACCGCGCCTGCGAGCGCTACAGCCCCGATCTGATCCTGACGATCAATCTGCTCGGCAACCCGAACGACTACGACAAGCTGCCCGATCTACCCATCCTCGAAGACAACTGCGAGGCGATGGGCGCCGAATACAACGGCCGTCGTGCCGGCAGCTTCGGGGTCATGTCCAGTCATTCGACGTACTTCTCGCACCATATCTGCACGATGGAAGGCGGGATGATTACGACGGATGACGAGTACTACTACCACATGCTGCTGTCGCTGCGCTCGCATGGCTGGACGCGCCATTTGCCGACCAAGAACCGGCTCGGCGCGAAGGTGGATAAGTTTCACTTCATCCTGCCCGGCTACAACGTAAGACCCACCGAAATGCAGTCGGCGATCGGCATCGAACAACTCAAGAAACTCCCCGGCTTTATCGCACAGCGGCGCGAGAATGCCGTGCGCTTCCCTCTGCGCACGCAGAAGGAAATCGGCAAATCGTCATGGTTCGGCTTCGTCGTGTACGACGACGACCGTGAGTTGGTCGGCGCCTACGAAAGTCGTCCGGTCGTCACCGGCAATTTCCTGCGCCAGCCGGTGATCTACGCCTATGACTACGTGGCGACGAAGACCGAGAATGCGGACTATATCCACGATCGCGCGCTGATGATTGGCAACAGCCACGAACGCATGGAATGGAAGCTCGGTAAGGCAGCGTGAGACCGCTGCCGGTTTTTATCGGCTTCGATCAGAAGGAAGCGGTCACCTACCACGTCGCCTGCCAGTCGCTCATCGAGCACGCGACGGTGCCGATCGCGATCATTCCGCTGGCGCTCAACACGCTCGACTACACGGAAATCTGCACCGACGGCTCCAACGCTTTCACCTATTCGCGCTTTCTGGTCCCGTACCTGTGCGGCTTTGTCGGACGGGCGGTATATCTCGACAGCGACGTGCTGCTCCGCGATGACATTGCCAAACTGTTTGACGCGCAGCGGCTGGATCAGGGCGTGCAAGTGGTCAAGCATGATTACAAGACGAAATTCCCGAAGAAATATCTCGGCCACGTCAACGAAGACTATCCGAGGAAGAATTGGTCGAGCGTCATTTTGTGGAACTGCGGCTTTTACCCGCATCGTTGCCTGACGCCTGAGTTCATTGCCAAGCAGCAAGGTTCCTACTTGCATCGCTTTTCGTGGCTCACCGATGCGCAGATCGGCGACCTGGCGAAGTCCTGGAATCACCTGTGCATGGAATATCCGAAGTCGTTGAACCCGAAGCTCTACCACTTCACGGTCGCGTCGCCCTGCTTTGACGGTTACGAGAATCAAGAGGGCGCGCAGGCATGGCGCCAAACCCTACAACGCGTATTGGAACCTCTTTAATGGGCCTACTCGACTTTATTCTCGGCCGCAAACCACAACCGCAGCCCAACGCGGGCCCCGGCATCCTCGCGGTCCCCAAAGGGACCACGCAACAGTCGTATCAGGACTACGCGGAAATGCAGATGACCAAGGGCCAGCAGCCGCTATCAATGGCGGATTGGCTGAAGCAGCAGCAAGCCCAGCCCCCAGCGCCTAAACCGTAATGGCCCTCGCTACCTACGCCAATCTGAAGACCGCCGTGGCGACGTGGCTGAGTCGCGCGGATCAGACGAGCAATATCCCCGACTTCATTACCCTGTGTCACGACAAGCTGATGCGCACCTTGCGTACGCGGGAAATGGAAACGATCGACGCGGCTCTGTCGATCAACACGGAATCGGTGAACGTGCCGAGTCTTTGGCTGGAAACGCGCACGATGTACGTCATGTCCACATCGCCCCGTTTCCAGTTGCAATACATATCGTCCGAAAAGATGGTCGAATGGTTCGCTGACGCCTCGACAGGGATTCCCGAGTTCTTCACCGTCGTCGGCGGCACATTCCGCTTTGCCCCGATTCCCGATACCACCTACACCGCGACGCACGTCTACTACGCCGGTCTCGCGCAAATGTCGGCGGATTCGGACCATAACTGGATTCTCGACTCGCACCCCGATTTATACCTCTACGGGAGTCTTCTGGAAGCGATGGGACTGATCCAGAACGATGACCGGGCGCCGTTGTGGAAGCAGTCCTATGACGAAGCGTTGGCCCTCGTCATGCGTCAATCGAGCCGCGCCAAAACGGGGCCGGCGATGCAGATTCGTCCGGGCTGATGGCGTCAACGAAGTATTTTCCCGTCGTTTTCGCGCCGGACCTGGACCCCTCATGGGGAATTAACCCCGGCGTTTTGACTGACGTTCAGAACATGGTCCCGACCAAGCGCGGGACATTGCAGAACTACGCTTGCGCTACCACCCTCGGCACGACATTTTCGGAATCTACTTACAGCACGCCGCTGACTGGTGCGATCATCAAAAAGGTAGACGGCACCGCGCGCCTGTTTGTTGCCACCCTCACAAGACTCATGGAGGCAACCGATACCTCGACATGGATCGATCGGTCCAAGGGCGCCGCAGATTATTCCTTTACGAGCGACAACCATCGTTACGACGAGGATTGGCAGTTCACCTCGTATGGTAACGATGTCATCGCGGTCAGCAAGAGTAACAATCCGCAAGTCATTAACGCCTCGAGTGCATTTGCCGACCTCGGGGGTAGCCCTCCCAAGGCCGCGTGCTGCACCACCAACAAGAATTTCGTGTTGCTCGGCAACTGCAACAACGGCGTCAATGATCTCGGCGATCAGATATGGTGGTCCGGGCTCGGAAACGATGCGACATGGACGGCGGACGCCGCGACGCAGGCTGGAAATTATAGGCTGCTCGACACGCCGGGCAACGTAACAGCGCTGGTGAACATGCGCGAGTCGGTAATTGCCTATAAAGAGGACTCGGTTTACCTCGGCGACTATCAGGGATCGCCCCTACTCTGGACATGGCGCCTGATTACCGACAAGGTGGGGTGCGCGTCGCCGCATGGGGTCGCAATTGTTGATGGCATCCACTACTTTTGCCATCGCACCGGGATATTCCGCTTCGACGGCGCTTCGGTGCAGCCGATCGGCCCGCTGATAAACAACTATTTGTGCGTGAAGCTCGGGGATCAATCGAAGTATGCAACCGCGCACGCGGTGTACGACGAATCGAGCAGCCTGATCCTGTGGTATTTCAACACGACTGCGGACAGTACGGCCTACACGCGACAGCATGCGCTCGCGTTCAATCCGAAAACGGGCCAGTACGGGTACGTTACGGATGGGTGGGACACCGGCATCTGCCGCGGCGTGGTCAAGGCAACTCTGTCGGATATCGCGGCGTGGCAACCTACTCTCGGGACCACGGCGAACACGACCTCCAACATTCTGCTCGTCGGCCAAGTTGTCTCGACGACGAACGCCGTCATCAAGACGGTACGGCTCGGGGATACCAATTCCTCGGCGACCATGAGCATTACGACCGGCGACATTGGCGACGACATGACGTTCGCTAAGGTCACTGGTGTCAAGGCGCGCTGGCTCTCCTACAGCGGCACGCTGGCGAATATGACGGTGAGCGGGCGCAAGTACCAGGGCGACACCGCCTCCGATACCGCGACCTTCACCGCGGACGCGACAAATGCCCGGTGGGACGGCGCCATGAGTCGCCGCATTCATTACATGACGGTCCCGATCAGTACCTACGGCGAACTCGCCGGCCTGTTCATTACTTCGGTACCGGCCGGCGCGCAATGAGCGTCCGGGTTGATCCCAAGCTGCCGATAGCCCCGGTAGCCGGGGATGATCCTGCGGTACCGCTGATGAAGCCGGATCGCTATTTCGACCGACTTGTAAGACGCCTCAACGAACTGTTCCGCACGTTCGGCGATGGCACGATCGCGCTGCTCGACGAAGGGACGTATCTCGGGCAGGCGTCGGGACTGAATTTCGTCGGCACCGACGTTACCGCGACGCTCGGGACGGACGGCACTGGCGTCGTGACGGTTAGCGGCGGTTCCGGCATTACGTCACCACTGACCACCAAGGGCGACGTATGGGGCTATTCAACGACTGACGCGCGCATTCCTATCGGCAGTAACGGACAAGTCCTGACCGCCGACAGCACGCAGACCTTGGGGCTTAAATGGGCCACGCCGAGCGGCGGATCGTCGGGCCTCTTTTGGGCCCTTGTGATGGGCGGTAACTGATGACAACGCCAAACCTCAACGCTCCGACGCAGATCGTCGGCGATCGCGATGTATGGGCCGGCACCAACACGCTTACGACGCGGGTAACCGCGGGGGCTTCGGAGACGGTCATCGTCCTCGGCATTACGGCGTGCAATATCCACGCGTCCAATGCGGGGTGGGCGCTGTGGAGTCTCAATAACGGGACCGACTTTCGCGGCACGTTTCAAATTGCCGTGCCGCTGACCGCGACGGTGCAATTGCTCGACAAGCCGCTGATTATGAATCCGGCCGATTTGCTCAAGTTGCAGGCGAACGCATCGAGCAATATCGAGTTCATCACTTCCATGCTGCGCATTACGTGAGCAACGCCTATAACGGGCGCGTTCTTGGCGCCGACAACATTCCAAGTTTCAAGAAGGCGTCCGGCATCTGGCGCCCGACGTTCATTGCCGGTCAGTTGCGCGGGCTCGCCGATGGCTTGCGCTTCCCGCCGAGCTTGCAGGACCCTAGTTTTTCGTCGGTCGTACTGCTCCTGCACTTCGACGACATCGGCGACGCAAACCATAACGGTGGCAGCATCACCAATTATGGCACCTGTAGCAAAGCTGTCGATTACGTGCAGCCCGTCAACGGAGGACCGGCTTTACAAGATGTAAGACCCAGCGTCCTCCATTTCGGAGCGGCGGTAGCGAACATCGGGATCGGCGCCGCGTCTGCGAGCATCCGCAGCGTGCAGGTGTTGCCGGACACCTCCACATTAAGCATGGGGACCGGAGACTTCACCATTGAGGGATGGTATTGGTTTCAAAGTTCATTCTCGCAGTCTTCGATCTTCGACTTTCGGACTGGCGCGTCCAGCGTCTGCCCCGAGGTAATTCTATTCTCTACTGGGTCGCTTACCTATCAAGTAAGCGCCACGCAGCAAATTACCACAGCAACCGGCGTCATTGCGGCTGGTTCGTGGTTTCACATTGCCGTGGCGCGCTCTGGTACGTCCACGAAGATGTTTGTCAACGGTACGGCGCTTGGAGGCACCTACACCGACAGCAACAACTATACCTCGGGCGGCGTCACCATCGGCAATAACAACCTGCAAGGCGGCATCGGTAATGCCGGCATGACGGGTTACGTGGGCGAGTTTCGCGTCACCAAGGGCGTTTGCCGCTACACGACTACTTTCACCCCGCCGACAGCGCGGTTCCCTGACTACTAGGCACAACTATGAGCGGATTCTTCGGCGACTTGTTCAACGGGCAGGGCCCCACGACGACGACAACCTCGTCGGCGGGCGACTTTGCTACCCCGTACTGGCAGCAATATTTGTCGGGGCTGAATCAGACGCTGGGGGCGAATCCGATCACGCCCTACGGCGGTCCCACCGTCGCGCCGCAGAATCAGATGCAGCAGACGGCCAACGACATGGGCTACAACCTTGCGACCGGCGGAAGCCCGGCGGGGAACATGGCGAACGCCGCCATCATCGGGCAAGCCTCTGGCGCGCTCAACAATCCCTACGCGACGACGCTCAATCCCTATCTCGGAACCGATCCCTATACACAGCAGGTCATCAACAGCACCAACAGCAACATGGCCGACGCGTATCAGAAAGGCACCGCGGCACAGACGGCGGGTGCCTTCAATCAGGCCGGGGCCTACGGCGGCTCCGCTTATCAGGACACGATGGCGCAGAACAACAAGGCGTTCGCCAATGCTCTGGGCACGACCGACTCGAACCTGCTCAACCAGAACTACTACAACAACGCGCAACTCGCGGAAGATCAGCTTAACCGCTCGACCGGAGCCCTCCAGAACACCTACGGCAACCAGCTCCAGGCGGCGAACCTGGGCCTGCAATCGCAGTACGCGGACTGGAATGCGATCAACGGGCTTAACAGTTTGGGGACCGCGCAGCAGGGCAACACGCAGAACGTCCTTGGAGCGATGCAGAACTACTACACCCAGCAGCAGCAGGCGCCGTACCTCGGCTACGACCTGATGGGCAACGCGCTGACCAATTATTCCAACGCGAACCGCCAGCAGATTCAGCAGTTGCCGGGACAGAATCCGGCGCTCGCCCTGACGGGACTGATCGGAGCCGGCGCGACGGCCCTCAATGGTTTCTTCCCGACGACGCCGACGGCCTGACATGGCGACCAATCCCGCGATCCCGTATTACGGCTACTACTTCGGCAACACGCTTCAGGAAGACCCGGCGCAGTCGCAGACCGCGCAGCAATTCCTCACCGCGTTGCGCCAGTACGATCCCACCGCCTACTTCCAGCAGGGCACGCAGGGGGGCTCCGACGGGAGCGTGCCGACGTGGACGATCCAGTATGACGCTTCCAAGCTCCCCGGTGGCGGCGCGCAGAACGTCGACCTCAACCCGAATGACTATTCGCCCCTGTACGGCGAAGCGACCGGCCACGGCATTCAGGGCACCGTCAACAATCCGAGCGGGGTGACGACGGACCCGGTCTACGGGAAGACGACGCCCACCTCCAACTTCACGTTTCCCAAGGACAGCAACCTCGACGACATCCTCGGCCCATTGCTCGTCGCATCGTTCGGCTTCGGCGCGCCGTTCCTGGCCTCCGCGATGTCGGGGGGCGCCTTGGGCGGCAGTGCCGGGGGTCTCCTCGCGGAACAGGCGGCAGCCCCGATCGTTGACGGCACCTCGGATGGCATTGCCGGGGTAGGTGCGGACGGCTTGGATGGCAGCGCCTTCGGCATGGCCGATCGTGGCCTCGGGGTGGCCGGTGGCGCGGGCTCGGACGGGACGCTTTCCGCCTCCGACATCAGCGCCTTGCAGGACGGGACCGGCTTCGGCATGAACGATAGGGGCCTCGGGACCACGGCCAACGGAGGCCTTGGTTCGGGCACGGACGGCACCTTGACCGCGAGCCAGATCGCCGATCTGTCGCCCGGTCTTCTGTCGGGCATTTCGCCGTCGCAAATCTTGAGCGGCTTGAGCAAGATTCCGGGCATCCTCAGCAAGATTCCCGGGCTCGGCGGCTCCGCGGGAGGCAGCGGAGGGGGAGGGGCTGGAGGGGCTGGCGGCTTGCTCAACATGCCGCCCTCGCAATACGGCAGCCTCGCGGGGCTCTTGAAAAGGTATTACGGAGGCACGAATGGCTAATCCCACCGCTCCCCTCGGCAGTTTCCCCAATTACACGGTGCCGTTCCCGTATGCCAACCTGCCGGCGCAACTCCAGGCTTCGACCAATCCGCCTGCGCCCAGCAACGGCAGCCAGTATGGGCGCTGGAACGGCGTCAACAATAACGCCTTCGGCCTCTTTCCCTCGCAGTGGCCGTCCGTGTTCGGCAGTCCCACCCCGCAGCCGATGCAGTTTCAACCGCCGTGGGGCAACAATGGCGGCAGCAATCAGGGACCGGGATCGAATCCCGGCATGTCCGGCGGGCTGCCGCCGATTCCTGCAGCCGCGCCGCCGGGCTCGCAATGGATACAGGGGCAACCCGGCAGTCAGCAGCCGCCGATCACGCCCGGCATGAGCCTGCCCCCGTTGAATCCGGGGCAATCGCCGTTCACGCCCGGTCTGCCGAGCGTGGCACCGGCAGGCGCTTCGATGCAGAAGTCGGCCATGCAGCCCATGAGCGCCCCGCCGGGTAGCCCGCTCGCCGCGTCCGCTGCGGCGACCAACGCATGGGGGAATGCGACAGGGCAGAACGTCAACGGCGCATTGGCGGCGCAGGCAGCCTTTCAGCAGGCGCAGGCGGCGAGCCGACATAGCCCCGGTCAGGCGGTCGCCGATCCCGGCTTCAACGGTCAGGTCATCGACGTGCCGTGGTCGCAGATCGGCAACTTCCGCCTGCCGACCAACCTTGGCAATGGTCCCATCTCATTGCGCTTTACCACGCCCTCCACCATGGGCGACACCGCGGGCATGCAGTTTTCGCAGGGGCAGGGGCAGCAAGAGGCGTTCCGGCTCGCATCTCTCGCCACCCAGCCGGGCGTCTTCGGCACGGGCCCGGGCGCGCAGGGGAACAACGTCCTGCAATCCATCTTGAGCGCTTCCCCCAATTTCCGCTTCAACATCGGCGGTCAGTCCAACGCCGGTACTACGGCCCTTGATCCCAATACGACCTACTACATGAACCTCGCCAACCGCAACAGTTACGGGGGACCGGACATGTACGGGCAGAACTACGGCACCAACTTTGACTTTACCAACTGACCATGGCCGATAACCTCGCCCTCGATCCGAACAACGTTCTGGCGACCGCGCAAGGCCTGCTCGCGCAATTCCAGCCCAGCCCCGAGCTCCAGGCGCAGGCGCAAAAGCAGGCGCAGCTACAGTTCTTCCTCGGGCTCATGGGGGCAAGGAAGGGCTCCGAATACGGCACCATCGGGCAGTCCGGCATCAATGCGTTGCAGGGCTATCAGACGTATTTAAAGGATCAGCAGGCATTGCGTGCGCAGAACATGCAGTCGGTGATTCCACTCCTCGGCTTGTTGCAAAAGCAGCAGATCATGGGTCAGATCGGGGGCGCCCTAAACGATGCGCAGCAGCCGGTCGGGGTCAATACCACGCTGCCCGCGGGGGCTGTTGGTGGCAACGGCATGGGCGGCGGCACGGACGCTATGTTCGGCCCTTCTTCACAGCCGGGCCCCACTGCGGGCCCTACGGTGAACATGCCCGCGTACCAAGCCGATCCGAGCATGCGCCAGCGCCTCGCGAAGATCGGCGTACAGGCGAAGGTGGCCGGGATCGATCTCGCGCCCGATCTCAACTTCATGTTTCCGCAGCCGGTGCGCGTGAATGCTGGCGGGGGAATCTACGATCCCGGAACCGGCGCAATCAACATGACGCCGAAGAGCGTTGACGGCTCGCTTCCGGTCAAAGGTGCCGATGGCAATTGGAACTATCAGCAAGTGGGAAACGCAGCCAACGCACTGACCTTCCCGACTGTCGCAAAGAATCTTGCAAACCTCGCCACGGAGCCATTGAAAGGGGTACTGCCGGGTGGTGGCGAAGGTATCGTCGGGACCGGGTTGAGTTCGCTCGGCGGGGCAAGCGGAGCGTTCGCACCGCTTAATAATATATTCGGCCCGCAGCCCGGGAGTCCCTCCGCGAGTCCGGCCGGATTGCCGCGGCTCGGCGCTCCTGTGCAGACGAAACTCTCTCCCGAGCAGGACAAGAATTCCGAGGCACTGGGCGAAGAAGGCGCGACTTATCGCACAGCGACGACGCAGTCTTCAAAGGCGCTGGGGCAACTCGACGAGTTGAGGGGCACGCTCAAGTATTTTACGCCGGGTCCCATGGTGCCTACACTGGCGTCGCTCGCTGGCGTGGCGCAGTCGTTTGGAGCGCCCGGCCGCTATGTCGCGGACAAGCTCATCCCGAACTCGGCGACCGCATTGCCGGCGATCGCAGCCATGGAAAAGATCGGCGTCGGCCTTACTGCGGAGCAGAGCAAGGTATTCGGCTCGCGCGAAGGCCAGCAGGTAATCGGCATGATCAAGTCGGCGATGGCGAATGCCGCGCAAGTTCCGGGCGCCCCGGAAACGATCATTGACGGGCAGGCAGGGATGCACCAATGGATCGTCGATAAAGGGCTCGCTGCCAGGAAGTGGATCGCTGATCCGGCCAATCATGGTTCGCTCAACGGCTTCTCCGAGCAGTGGGACGTGTCGCACCCGGTTTCGTCGTATGTAAACCTGCGCGCCATCGAGAACATTGCGAAGGGGCTCCCGCCTGGATCGCCGCAAGCGGCCCCGGCTCCTTCGACGCCAGCCGCGCCTGCCGTTCCGCCGCAAGCCGTGCAACTGCTCAAAGCCAATCCGCAATTGCGCGGACAGTTCGACGCTAAATACGGTGCGGGCGCGTCAGCGCGCTTCCTCGGCCAATAATGGATAACGTCTTCGATCAATTCGACGCGCCGGCCTCAACTGTCGGGACGCCGCTCGCCGCAGGACAGTTCGGTCCCGGCACCAAGTACAGCGCTGCACAAATGGCGCAACTTAATGCAGCGCGGGACTCACTGCGCACGGCGGAAGCCAATGGCGATCCCGCGACCTATGGCGGCGAAGGCAAGCCCAATCCGTTCGATCAGTTCGATGCTGCGCCAGCATCAGCGAATCCCGATGCGGCCTTGGGTGGCACGCTGCAATTCGGCATCCCATACACCGGGGCGCGGCTTGATACGCACATTCCGCTTCCGGCGTCGCTTGAGGCGGCATTGGTCAGTGCCGGCAAGTCAACCTCGAATTTCGTCCGCGGCATTACGCATCCCACGACGAGTGTCGCGCAGGATGCACAAGTCGCGGCTGACAACGCGGCCACGGCGCCACTAGAAGCCGCGCATCCACTGGCGACGGCGCTGGGGGGGATCGCTCCGTACATGGCGACCGCCAACCCGATGGCAATGGCCGCGATCGCCGCAGCGGGCTACGGCACTCCGGGGCAGCGCGCGGAAAATGCCGCGTTCACTTATGGCGGCGCGAAAGTAGGGCAACTCGCCGGACGCCTTCTGGGGCCCTCGTCAATGGCGCCTGTGGCGTCGAATGGCGCCGAAGACTTCGCCAGCTACCCGTTGAGCGCCGGCAACAAGTTCGGTATCCCGCTGCGCGTGGCGCAGACGACGGATAATGTGCCGCTCAAGATCATCGACTCCGTTGCGGCCAATCTGCCGATCAGTTCAGGTGTAATCAGCAAAGCCAAGGACGCGAGTTTCCAAGGGTTCAACCGCGCTGTCGGCAACACATTCGGCGCCAACACGACGCAGATTACGCCGGAACTGCTGGGGCAGGCGCAGCAGAGCATCGGCAGCACGATCGGACAACTGGCGGCGCGCAACTCTCTCAACCTTGATCCGCAGCTGGCGCAGGACATCGCCGCAGTCTCACAGCGCGCGAGCAAGAACCTGAGTACCAGCGATGCGCAGATCGTCGGCAAGCAGATCGACGAACTGTTGAGCAAGGTCGATCCGAATACCGGCACGATTCCCGGCACCAACTACCGCGCGTTTCGCTCCGACCTGGGCGATCTCGCGGCAAGTTCCGGCGGCACGCTCGGGAATGTCCTGGGCGACCTTCGGGGCGCGGTAACCCGCGGCATGGACCGATCAATTACGCCGGAAGACGCCCAAGCGTGGGCACAGGCTAATCGGCAATACTTCAACGTCAATCAGGTCGCGAATGCAGCCAAGGCCACCCCCGGCTCTCTCTCGCCTGCACAACTTCTGCAAGCGGTCAATTCTGCGCAGAGAAAAGCGCGCTTCGGCGGCGGGAATGATCTAGCCGAACTCGCACAGTTTGCCAAGCCGGTATTAGGCGATTCGATCCCGAACAGCGGCACGGCGCAACGGCTGTTCTATCAGAAGATGCTTACCAACCCGCTGACGACAATCGGCTCCATCGGCGGCGGCTTGTACGGGGCAAACGAACTCGGATTAAATCCAATGGACATCGCCGCGGGAGGGCTGCTGGCCTATGGCGCAGCACGCGGCATGGCCGGCAAGCCGGCGTCACTTCTTACACGTCGCCTGCTCACGCAGGGCGGTGGACTGCTAGGTTATTCGTCGGCGCAGTAACCGCCGGAAAGCGACGCCGACAGGCATCAGCAAGCGCGGGCAGTAACGCCGCGTCAGGCGCATTACGAGCGCCCAGAAGACGGTCGACACGAAACCGGCTAAGGCGTATTTCCATGGTTCCATAGAGCGCTCCTCCGAGGGCGTTTTTTCATTCTAATCGCAAAGGCGCCACGATGCCAGATTGGGTACTTCCGGGGGTGGTATCGGGGCTGGCAGGGCTCATCTGGTATCTCGCCCGGCGGATTATGACCAAGCAGGACGTGGCTGAGTCCGCGCTGCGCGAGACGGATCGCAACGTCAACGCCAAGCTGGATGCGATCCACAGTTACATGCAGAGCGAGCTACGCCAGTTCGACGTAAGGCTGTCCGTCGTCGAGACATTGGTATTGCCCAACAAGCCGATGCGCTGATGGACGCCGACCGCATCGTCGATCAGATGACTGCGGGCCGCGCCAATCTTCCCGCCTTCCTGATGACGATCCGCTCCTGCGAAGGGACGGACGGACCGGACGGCTACAGGACCCTGTTCGGCGGCAAGCTGTTCGACGACTTCAGCGCGCATCCCAATGTCCGCGCCAGCTTCAAGCAAACGGACGGCTCGCTCGGCTTCACGACCGCTGCGGGCGCTTACCAGATCATTTTTTCGACGTGGGACCGTCTGCGGGTCAAGTTAAGACTTCCCGACTTCTCGCCCCTCTCACAGGACGCGGCGGCGACCGAGCTTATCAGCGAAAAGAATGCCCTGGCCGACGTGCTGGCCGGACGGTTGATGGATGCGGTCAACAAGTGCGGGGTGGTATGGGCGTCCTTGCCTTCCTCTACCTATATGCAGCCGAGGCGCAGTTTTCAATTCGCCGCCGACGCCTACTCGGATGCCGGCGGCGTTATCGCATGAGCGAGGAAGAGGCGACGCTTGCGGCCAGTATCGCGGGGGCGTGCATCGTTGCCGTCCTGCTGGTGCTGGCGGTGCATTTCGGCGTGTCGTTGTGGTGAGCTTGCTATCGCGCGAGGATGTCGCGGAACTGATTATGACCTGTGATGACGTGAAGGAGCGCATGGCTGAGCGCAGGGTTTATAGCAGAAAGTCAGATGGAACGGTTCCGCTAGGAACCCTGACGTGCGGAGAGCTAATCACAATGAGTAGAGGGCTTATGTTGCTCGTATGGCAGCAATACCCGGAACTCGCAGACCCGGCAGAGGTTGAACAGCTTATTCGCAGCGCGGCATTGCGCGGAGCGGGCGGGGCCATGAACTAGGTGCCCGCGAGGAAAAATACCGACGAAGAATGCATTGAAGCCTTAAACCTGATCGAGCAGCACGGCTCGGGACACCTGGCGCGCAAGGCCAAGGGGACGGTCCTGTCTGCCAGCGGCATCAATCACCGGGCCAACGTCGGGCGGCAGCGCAATCTTCGGCCGATGTTCCATCGCGACGAAAAACGCATCGTCATGCGCGAGCGCATCGGCAGGATGCACATCGTCATCCCCGACGTACAGGCAAAGCCCGGCGTGCCGCTGGAGCATCTGACGTGGGTCGGCAACTACATCGCCGAGAAACAGCCGGACGTGATCGTGTGCATCGGCGATTTCGCGGACATGCAGGCGTTAAGCAAGTACGACATGGGAACCATCCGCGGCGAGAACAAGCGGGTGCAAAAGGACTTGCAGGTCGCGAAGGACGCGATGGACCTGCTCACCGCGCCATTCAAGAATGTGCCGGGCTACGACCCGGAAATGCATCTGACGATGGGCAATCACGAAGAACGGCTTGACCGCTTCGCGAACGAGCATCCGTACCTCGAAG